TCGGTTTACCCCAACTGTTGCTGGTTATTACCAAATTAACGCAAGTGTTTTTACTAACTGGGTAACTTCACAATTTAGTTCTTTTAGAATTTATATTTATAAAAATGGTTCAGCATATAAAGCGTCACAAGTTTTAATTAGTGCAGTTACCGATGTTTGGTACGGCAATATAAATGTACAGGATGTTGTAAGCCTTAATGGTTCAACAGATTATGTAGAAATTTATCTTTATACAAATGGCGGTTCTAGTGCTTGTTACAATGGCGGCATAACGCAAACATACGCTAGTGGTTCAATGGTAAGAGGTGCATGATGACTTTATATGAAAAAATTATTTCTATTTACCCTGAGTTAAATGTAAGCGATGTTAGACAAGACCCATTTGCTAATGGTGTAATCACATTGCAAAACGATTCAGACGGCAAAGGCGATTACATTGCTAAATGGGAACACCCTACACTAGCTAAACCAACAGACGAGGAATTAGCATGACTTACGGAACAGTAAACGCTGATGTAATAACTACAAGTACGGCTGGTGGTGTATTAGGTGCTGGTAACGCTTCTATTATGAAGAATCGCATTATCAATGGTGCGATGGTAATAAGTCAGAGAAACGGCTCAACTAGCGTAACTGGCATTAATGGAAAAGTTTATCCAGTAGATAGATTCCCTTTGTATTGCAATGTCGCATCAAAATGTACTGCACAACAATCTACTGATGTGCCAGCAGGATTTACTAATTCAATTTTAGTTACTTCAACTTCTGCTTATACAGTAGGTTCAGGTGATGAATTTGTAATTTCACAAGATATTGAAGGTTATAACCTTGCTGATTGGAATTGGGGAACTGCTACTGCAAAAGCAGCTACATTGTCATTTTGGGTTAAATCTTCATTGACAGGCACTTTTGGCGGTTCTATTGGTAGTGGATTAACTTCTTATTCCTACCCATACACTTACACAATATCTGCCGCAAACACTTGGGAATACAAAACTGTTGCTATTGCCGCACCAACAACAGGCTCATCAGACTTTAGCACTACAAATGGAAGTGCTTGCGTTGTTCGATTTGGTTTAGGATGCGGTTCAACATTTAGTGGAACTGCTGGTTCTTGGTCAGCAAATAACTATTTTTCTGCTACTGGTGCAGTTAGCTTAGTAGGAACAAACGGAGCAACTTTCTATATTACTGGTGTTCAACTAGAAGTAGGAAGTAGTGCTACTGGTTATGAATACGAGAATTACACCTCACTTTTGCAGAAGTGCCAACGCTATTATGAAATTATTGTAAATCCTGATGGTTTGGCAAGTAGCCAACTTGGGCAATCTTCTATGACTTCTAGCACTTCAGCTAGAGGCCCAATAATTTTCTACAAAGTAAATAAAAGAGCTACACCAACAATGACTGCAACTGGTTCTTTTGGTTATTTAAGTGGTGCTTCATTTAGTTCTTTTGATTTTACCCAAACACAAGATATTCAAACTAACCTTGTTGGTCTTACTGCGGTAGTAACAGGTGGTACTACTGGGCAATCAAATACTTTAAGAACTGGAAGTACAACATCCACAATTACTGCTTCTGCGGAGTTATAAAATGTACCAATATGTCATAGATTCAGTTACAGGTCAGGTATCGCAAAATTGCATTAAAAGGGTTGCGGATAACGCTTACATTCCTTTTGCGACTGATAATTCAGACTACCAAGCCTACCTAAAATGGGTAGCTGAAGGCAACACTCCTTTGCCTGCGGATGAATAATGTCATTTGAAATCGACCCTGTTAAATACGGTCAGCTTTGGGAAAAGGTTGATAATTTGACCGCCAAAGTAGATAAGCTAGAAGAAGGCATGGAAGAATTGCTTGCTTTAGCCAATAAAGGTAGGGGTGGGTTTTGGGTTGGAATGATGGTGGTATCAGGCATCAGTTCCATCGTTGGCTTTATAGCACACTACTTCACAAGTAAATGATGTGGCAGACCCATTCGGATTATCTGAAGGTGTCAAAGGCCTTACAGGAAGCCTTGAAGCAAGTAGAACCGCAAGCAAAGGCTTATCTCAGTCTATTGAAAACATACAGCGAGATGGCCTTAATGTTGCTAACAAACAAGCCCAAGAAAGACTAAGGGCAAGGCGAGAAGCAGAGTTTAGAAAAGAAAAGGCATTAATCAAGGCTTTAGAACATTGGAAGCACAAGAAGCAAATAAGTGACGAAGAAGCCAATTTAAAGATTAAATTTATCAAGGCTCACGGTGCTAAAGAGTGGGAAGCAGTTTTAAAAATTAAACTGGACATTGAGAATATGCAACGCAAAGACAACGAAGAATACCAGCACGATTTAAAGGCAGTCAGACGGGTGCAAATGTATTGCTTTGCTTTAGCGGCTGTAATTGCGTGGTACTTAACATGGGGTATTAAATAATGTTTCCATTAGGTGCGTTACTTGACATTGGCGGCAAGATACTTGACAAGGTATTTCCTGATCCTGTACAGGCAGAGCAAGCCAAACTTAAATTGCTAGAAATGCAACAAAATGGCGAATTGGCCCAAATTAACGCTGATATTGCAGAGCAACAAGAACTCACAAAACGCCAGCAAGCGGATATGGCTAGTGATAGCTGGTTATCTAAAAACATTCGCCCCATGACCTTAATATTTATTTTAGTGTTTTATGTGGTATTTGCCATGATGAGTGCTGGTGGTATTGACACAAACCAAAAGTATGTAGAACTGCTAGGCCAATGGGGGATGTTGATTATGTCCTTTTACTTTGGCGGCAGAACTCTTGAAAAAATCATTGACATGAAAAACAAGAATGAATCTAAGTCCTAATTTCACGCTAGAAGAACTCACACACACCGATCACCGTCAGTTTGATAATACCCCTAACGAATCTGAAAGAGCCAACCTAGAGCGTTTAGCGGCCTTTCTAGAGCAAGTTAAAACGGTGCTGGGTGGCAAGCCAATTATTGTCAATTCAGCGTTTCGTTCAAAGCAAGTAAATGATGCAGTAGGATCAAAAGATACATCACAGCATCGGATCGGTTGTGCGGCAGATATTCGTGTAGCAGGTATGACCCCCGATGAAGTCGTTAAGGCTGTGATTGAATCGGGGATAGGATATGACCAACTTATTCGAGAATTTGACCGCTGGACACATATTAGTGTTCCTAGCGTTGCTGGCGGTACTCCTCGCAGACAGTCTTTAATAATAGATAAAACTGGTACAAGGCCGTACGCTTAAAACAATTCCCGAAGATCGACAAATTTCCACAGGTCTTTAGGAACATCGTAAAAGTATTCGCCCTGCGATACGGCTGAATTAGGTACTTCAATCAGCTTGCAATCCTTGATTTTGCTGGCCCTGACCCAGTAAGCGTGAGTATAGTCTTTAGTGACTACATACATGGTAGTACGGGGATGGGTAAACAACTTTTCTTTACGCTGGGCAATATGAATTGTGTTGTACGGGCAAAAGTTCATACCCCAATCACGAACTTCAACTTCAGCATACCCAATTTCCTGACCATTTTTGCTCAATACAAGGTCTACAGCGTATTTATCGGGGTTAGGTAAGGCATCGACATACCAAAGGTTTTTAAGCCAGCCAGCGACCGCATTTCGAGCAGGGGGATCGCACTCATCATGCAATCGCTGGTCAAACGGCTTGTACTTCATTTCTCTTGTGCCTTTCTAAACTGTTGCATCAAAGACGCACATTGATTATCCATAGCTTCATGTAATTGCAATTTGGCTTTTAATTCCTCAATTTCAGCTTGTTGTTGGCGTAGCATTTTTACAGCCGCTTTGACTTCACGATACCTAAACCCTTTTTTATCCATTGCATCGGCTAATTCGTAGGCAGTTAATGTCTTGCCTTTAATGCTTTCTTTATGTGCATCATAGTGGTTCATTTCTCTTGTGCCTTTCTTAATTAACTTTTTCAAGCCATTTAATCCAATCGGCTTCAAAAGAAGTTTCTACTGCATCTTTTCTTGTAACCGCATTTGTCCACCTTGCTTTTTTTGCCGAAACAATTAACTTTTCAAGGGCTTCTATCATTGGCTCATTGAGTTTATCTATTGGTAAAAAATATCCTTTTCTCATTTCTCCTGTGCCTTTCTTAGTATTGCTCTAGCAAACTTGATTGCATGGAATAAAGGTGCATCTTGTATAAATTTTTCACCCATTCCATAACTTTCAGCTTCTTTCAATATTTCCTCATCTGTTAGTTCTGCTGGCTTTGCGTTTCGATACGCTTGCGAATAAACACCTTCTCCAGTAGTTATGAATAGGTAACAAGGCAAGCACATTCCATCTTCAAAACCACCTTCATTTTTATGGTTTTCACAACCCTTAACAATGCACTTCATTTCTCACTTGCCTTTCTTAGTATTGCTCTAGCAAAATCAATCAAAGTAACTACATCACCATCGGCATTATTTGGGTAACATTCATCAAACACTTGTGTTATTTCCTCATCTGTTAGTGTCTTTGCTGGATGGGTGTAGAGTGGAATAGTGTGTTGCTCATCCTGTTCTCTGCGAACTACGGCTTTGATAATATGCGTTAGTGGCAATACATCAGCTTCCATCCACGCTACTGGTTCATTGTTCATATTGCATTACCGTGCATCACATAGTTAGTGCCAAACACTACAAAACAAATAAACAAGGCCATCAGACCGCCTAAAATAAAATCTCTCATGTTTAACTCCTAGTGGAAAAGTTTATAGCGTGGGTTACAGGTAACTTCTACAGGTACATCACTCATAATGCCGTTGATCTTACGCTTGGCCGTAATAACTACAGGGCGTGTACCAGCTTCTTCACACTCTGTAATGCCTAGTATGACCTGCTGGCGGCTCATGTGAAAAGCCTGCTTATCAGTTTCTAGGCTGACATTAGGTGGTTCAAAAGAACTACAAGCGGTTAGGGCTAATGGGGCTAAAAGTAGTAGATATTTCATATTATTCCTTGATAAAAAAGTGTTTTGGGTAACCGTTGCAATAATCGTCAGACTTCCATTCTTCAACTTTAGCTAACGCTTCTTCATAAGTTTTAGCCCAACCTGATAGCTGACCGTGCGGTGTAATTTGTTTTACTGAAAATGATGTGCCAAATGACGGCTCAATTTCGTATGTTGCCAAACCGTTAAAAAAATCTTCTGCGTGGGCGTATGCTGTGTGTGCTCCAGCATCTTCATTAGCGATACGGCTGTTGCGTTGTTCTGTTGATTCTCTCATTTAAATCTCCTTTATCTATCTCACTCGCCAATCGAGTAACACCAGTTTAGTTAAGCTATCTTAACAATGCAAGTATTATTTAATAGGGATATACCCTAAGTTGTAAAAAAGATACAGGGCAGTATTTGGCAGTTACTAGCTGTTATGTGGAAAGCCGCAAAAACCCTAACTTACTGCATCCTACTATGGCGGCTTAACGCCCTAAAAAAGTTGGGGTACTCACAATCCTGTATGTGAAGCACTCTTGCTTTCCCCCGTTCCCGTGAAGGATTAAAGATTGTTCTTGATCTGATAAACCCTTAATAAATGCTGGAAGCACTCCCAACTCTTTTGAAGCTGGGGTTCTTCTACTTCTATCAATTTTACTTGATTAGTTGTTCCATTAACAAATACGATGGCACAGCGAGCAGAGGGCAAGCCTAGTCCTTCACGGTAGGCCGCTAACTGCATTTCGTGTTCAAAGTAAACATCTACTTTGGCAAGGTCGGTATCTTTAGTCTTGAAATCAACGATAAAGCCACTTTTAGCCATTAGATCGCATTTACCACCATAGCCTAGCGGATGGCCAAACGAACGCTCTGCAAGCCAAGGTTGTTCTCCAAAAGCATTTTTAAGGGCAACATCAATGTTATCCAAATAAGCTGGTTTTTCAGGCATATACATCTGCTCAAAATAACCCTCAATAATGGCGTGTATAGCTGTACCCCGTTCTGCCGCTTCCCTGCCTGTAGCTTTACTATCCTGCATTACACGCTTTAGCCATTCATCTTCTGATTCCTGTAGCCCTCTAGGAAGGGTTAAGGCGGCTAAAAGGACTTGTTGCTGTTTCCATGTATCAAGGCCTGCTTTTGATAGCTGTCCGTTAATTGTTGTAACACTTGGCAAAAGTCCGAGTTTCCGTGCGTCACGGAGCGTTGTTGGCCGTTCCCCAGTTTTGCCGATGGTTGTGTAGGCTGGAGTTCCCTCTTTTGTGTACCAATGACCATTTTCCTGTACCTTTTCTTTAACTATCATTTATTGCTTTCAATGTGGGTGGGGGATTGCCGACTGCCTTTGCATTTCAGCTAACTGGTCAATCACGGCATTGCTATCAGGACCTAGCCGTTTGCTTTCCCCCGTAAATCAGAACGGAATATCGTCAACAAGTGCATTGTCGGTTGCTACTGGTGCGTCAGCTTCACGCTGTTTTTGACCACGCCACTCAGATGATTCGGTAATCTTTTCTTTGTAATACTTTGGCAAAGCATCGTACTTAGCTTGATCGAATTCAGCTAACCAAAAGTGTAACGGTGCGTTGATGCCATCAGGTTGGGCGTTACGCAAAGCTGATGGAACAGGACTAATACCGCTGATATTGGCGTATTTTCCATCTTCTGAATGCGTGATATTGACCATGCAAAATTTGTCTAGCAGGTTACGCAAATCGAACTTTTTGCGATCTTCTGCGGTCATTTTTTTGTTAGACCATGATTCTAGGTCTTGACGCAATCTAGCTTGGTCACCAAGACTAACTGTATAACGCTTAGACACAATCAAAGGTTTACCGTCATCGGTTTTTAATGGCTGGTCTTGATCGTCATTGCCGTGCAATTCCCAAGTCAATACAACCTTGTGCATAATTTTGGTTTCGCCAGCCCATTCGGTAGCTTGATGGCCTAAGTCAATGACCGAGTACAACCGTGCCATGTGTAACCCTGCTGGGGCTATTTTAAATTCTTTGCTGTTATCTGAAATAATCATTGCTTTGCTCCAAAAATAGTTGAATAGTCATTAAAGACTGCTTGTAACACGGGGTTTTTTCTTACTGGTGCAGGTAAGCCACACGCATAGCGTAGGTCACCTATTTCTTGTGCTGTAATAAATACCCCATCCTCGAGGTCTTTAAAGATGCGTTCCAAATGTTGTTGGAAGCTGTGGAAGTCTTGATCTTGCTCACTCATACGAGTTCTCCTTAATTAACACGGCATATACCGTACTTAGATATTAAGCTAACTTAAAACATAAAGCAACAGTTTATTTGCAAATTGTTGTAAAAATGTTAAGATAGCTTATGGAAAAAATATCATCAACAGCAATGATTAAACTTTTAGGTGGTTGCACACGGGTATCTAAGATGGTCAATGTGTCCGTTCCAGCCGTATCTATGTGGCAAAACGGGGATATACCTTACGATAAGCTGGTAATCCTAGCCGCCACCCTAGAAAAAGAATCACATGGTTTAGTAACCCGTAAAAACTTGTTTCCAAAAAACTATAAGTTGATATGGCCTGAATTAGATTGATGTATACTACTTACGCAGAGTGATGTCTGTTTAGTAAGTAGCTCTATACACAAGACCCTTTCGGGTTGTTCTGAGTGTTTAGTAAATGATTTAGAGCCATTTATTAAGCAACATCACCTTAGAGCAACCCCAAAGGGTTTTTCTATTTCTGCCGTACTCCAAACGATATAAAGCACCTAAATGGGTGGCGTGGAATAAAACATGGGCTGGTTTACACCTGACAGCAAGCCCCGTAGACTTAAATGGGTACTACACAAGTTATAGGAACAATGGTGATAGACAAGCCTATAACGATTGAACATTATCTTAGGAAGCATTAGTTCAAGTACAACTTCTTGAATGGATGAAGGCTTATCACCTTTGGGCAACCTATGGCAAAAAAACAACACTAAGGGAAAACACCTATAAAATAATTAAGAACATTAAGACAACTTAACATATACTTTCCACATGGAAAACTTAATGTTAATTTTTTCTGTAGGAATATTCGCCATACTTGGTGCGGTGATGTTCTTTTTATTCATAATTCTTTATTGGGTGAAAACATGACTTGGAACTTGCGTTTAGTAAATTTGAGTAGTCCATATGAGGATTACTTTGAAATTCGTGAAGTGTATTACGACACGATGGGTAAACCAATTGGACACAGTAATGCGGCTGTTGGTGGAGAAGATAGATTAGAAGTTGATCGCTACATTCAAATGTGTAAAGAAGCTCTTGATAAACCAATTTTAAAGTTTGCTGATGCTGAAAGATCAAACAAAACTCAGATGCTAGAAGATGAATGTGCGGCACTTAGAAAGCAGATTAATGAACTTCTTTGAATTTTATAGTTTATATCCCCGTAAACAGGGGCGTAGGGCGGCTGAAAAGTCTTGGGATAGGTTGACCCACAACGAGCAGGAAGATGCGTTTAACGCCCTTGCTAACCATCTTGAGTATTGGAAGCTAAAGCAGACAGAAAAAGACTATATTCCCCATCCAGCAACTTGGCTCAATCAAGGCCGCTGGGAAGATGAATTAGACATGGAAGTTAAGAAAATCAAGAAACCCGAATTGCCTTGGTATTCCAGCGAAGAACTTACCAAAGCCAAAGCCCAAGAAGTCGGCTGTCAGGCTTATGCTGGTGAGGGTTGGCAACAATGGCGAGCAAGAATTTCACAGAAAATAAAGCAACTTGAAGAACAACTCTGACGAATACTTGGCTTGGTGGTATATCGGGGTAGCAAAAAAACGAGGTTGGCCAGCAGTTGTTAAATTGTTAGCCCAATACCCTGAAAAAGAAGAACGCATAAAACAATTGATAAAAAAGAAACTAGGAAAATGAGAGAGATAGATCCCAATAAATGTATAGACTTCATATTAGAAAACGCTGGCAAATATGCACAGGCAAAAGGTGAGTTAGCCCAGCTAGAAACATATAAAAGTAGTTTAAAAGCCATTATGATGAAAAAATCTAATGAGCAAACTATTGGAGCACAAGAGCGTGAATCTTACGCAAGCCAAGAATACCAAGACCTTTGCAAGTCAATTGGTGTAGCTACAGAAAATGCTGAAAAGTTAAAGTGGGAACTAGAAGCCGCTAGACTTAGACACGCTACTTGGCAGACTTTAGAAGTATCAAACCGTACACAAGATCGGATATTAAAATGAGCAAGTTAAAATTAACCGAAGAATTTTTGATTCTTAAACTATTTTGTAAGATGTATGAAGATGCCATGAACCGTAAAGATTACACACAAATGCTGGAATTAAGCGTTGATATAGCTGAAAGTGCTGAACAACTGGAACAGCAAACCGTAGATTTTATTAATGGCCACTAAGCATGAGAAAGAAATTTACAGACGAATTGCTGAATTGGGATGCTCATTATGTAGGCATCAAGGCAACGAGGGAACACCAGCAGAACTTCATCACATTAGACGAGGTAATATCCCTCGCACTCAAGCACCCGTCATTCCGCTTTGCCCCTACCACCATAGAGGATCAAATACCAGTATTCACGGAATGGGTCGAAAACGCTTTGAAAGGGAGTACGCTGTCACGGAAGAAGAACTACTTGAACAGACGGAGAAACTAATTGAGTGCTAATCTAATCATACTTACAGGGCTGATTTATGTTTACATTTGTGGAGAACAGTTTTTTAAGGGAGATATTGGATTGGGTTGTATGTATGCTGGATATGCTTTTGCAAATTTTGGGGCTTACTTGATTGCTACTAGATGAGTTTTACCATTCATACGCATGATGGCATGAAAGTTATTCAATGGTTCTTTAATATAGAAGAACTTATTAAAGCAATGCTGAATAACCCAAAAGACCGTTACCATCGAAATTAAAAAGTTTCCTGATCGGGAAGAATTAACAAAAAAGTGCATGAAATTTCAATAAATTTACCGAACGGGATATGTACACTTTTTGCAATTTTTTATACATATAGGTATCGATATGTATATACATTGTATATACGTATAGGCATTAAACTTTACAATACGTTTCTTAAACTTTACAATTCTAGCGGATCAAACCCTAGTTCGCTGGCAACCATTTTGCAACGGGTTCTAAACGGTTTTCCATGTTGCAACCATTTATCTCCTTTTTGCTTATAAAAACTCATATGTATGCACTCATGGGCTAATGTAGTCAAAACGGTATAAAAATGACTGCAACGCCCCGATGATATGGTAATGGTATGGGCATAGTCACCGCCTGTATCTAGCAGGTAAGTACCCATTACTTCAGGGTCAGGCGTAACAATAAACTCAATTTCTTCAGGCAATGGCATAGGCCATTTAGTAAACGGATAGGTACAGTAAAGGCTTGAATACAGATGCTTTAATGCTTCAGGCGTTAATCTCATGTAATTTGCCCCTAAAAAATACAAGTCCTTCATCTTCATTAATAACCTGAACTAACTCAGGTGGCATTAAATGACCGTTTACATAAGTAAGGACTGCAAAACCTGCTCTCCAGTTAACGCTTGAATCTTCATGGTACATAAACTGGTCATCTTTTACTGCCGCCATCATTCCAGTATCGACACCATACATATCGCCAGTATAGTTAGTCCACGGGGTAACCTTTAATGAGTGCAGGTGACCCGTAACCATTGACATACCGCCTTTAAGAATATTGTTGTACACCGCATGAATACCATTGTGCCAACGATGCTTAATCATTGTATTGTCGTTGACTACTACTGACCAGCTATAAGACCAGCCGTATAGGTGATCTGCAAGGCACATACCCTTAACGCCTTCATACTGGGGTAAAACATTAGACAGTTTGCCATCAAAGCGTAAATCGTGATTACCTATGGTGCGGTGCAATATACATCCAGCAGGGCGTACAGCTTCAATATCACCTAGTCTTGCTTGGACTTCTTCTAATTCTTGTTGAACTGTTGGGTGTTGTTGGTAACCGATGCGGTTATGTTGACTGATCTGTGCAAAATCGAACAAATCGCCATTCAGGATCACCATATTAGGTTTTAAGTGTTTCGTAAAATGTACAAAAGCACGGTGGGCAGTAGAAATGTAATTAGGGTTGTAATGACAATCAGACCCTACCATAATGATTCCATCTTTTAATTGGTATTCACAGCGTATCTTATTTTCAGGAATAGCAAATCTAGGAACGCCACGATTATTATTAGATTCAAGCACAATGTCGTGCTTTTTTTCTAAGTTTCTTCTACGGGCAATTACACTTCTAATATCAACATTTAATATTTTAGCCACAGCCGTAGGGGATCGGTGCTCTTTAAATAGTGCGATAAACTCTTGCTCACTACACGCTGGTTTGCTCATGCCAAGCCTTTATAATGGTAAAGTTAGCTAATACTAATCTATTTTAATTTAAAAACAATGACATACGCACGAATAGATACAAACCACAAAGAAATAGTTAAGGCATTACGAGATGCTGGTGCTACTGTGGTATCACTTGCCGCAATGAAGCACGGTTGCCCTGACCTGCTTGTTGGTTATGCTGGAGAAACCGTATTAATGGAAATTAAACGGGATGCTAAAGCCAAGTTTACACCTGACCAACTAGACTTTTTAGGTAAATGGAAAGGTGGTGCAATAAGCCGTGTAGATAGCGTAGAAGCCGCAATTAGAGCACTAGGTATTACTAGAAAAGTGTTATAAAATACATTAAAAGGAGCGTATTATGGAAAAGTCGATGGCATTATTCCTAGCAACATTGCTACATTCGGGGACTAATACCCATTTTTTCCATTGGGCTACCAAGTCTTACGCTAAACATAAAGCACTTGGCCATTTTTACGAAGCCATTATTGAGCACACCGATGCTCTAGCCGAGTGTTATTTTGGTTGTTATGGTCAGATTACTGAATATCCTGCCACCTATCACCAGCCAAAAGAGCCACTAGCTTACCTACAATCCTTAAAGGCGTTTGTTAAAGATGCCCGTCAGGACTTGCCGCAAGACCCTGAAATCTGCCAGCTTATCGACAATATCGCACAAGAGATTGACACAACCATTTACTTGCTTAAATTTAAGGCATAACTGTGGATTCTTATAACCAAAAATCGTTTAATTTACCCGAAGGTGAAGCGGATGAAGGTTATAAACTTGCCCAAATGCTACGCAATATACAGTTAAGTGGCATGGGAGTGGATGTAGGCAAGGCTGGAACAATGATGCAAGGCCGTGCTGGTTACCAGTTTGATCCCAATGAATCAGGCAACAGCTTGGGCGTAGGTGTATCAGGACAGCGTTTTGCCAACAATAAATACAACATTCCTGCCGTCATAAACGGTGTTGATGTTAGCTACGGTGGCCCTAGCCAAAGCATTTCTGCTGGTTATTACCCAAATAAATCACAATTTATGGGTGAGCCAATGGGTAAAGGCGGTGTAAGTTTAATGTATAGAAAATCATTTGATTAAGGAATAATCATGCCGTTGGATAAATCAGGGTCAGCCGAATCTATCGGCAAGAACATCAAAGCTGAAGTTAAAGCTGGTAAGCCTAAAAAACAGGCACTTGCTATTGCCCTTAATACTGAGCGTGAATACGCTAAAGGTGACCGCAAAGCTAAATTAGAGGATGCTTACGCCCAATACATTGAGGAAAAGGCTTGAGCCGTCAAGATGACATCCGTGCCGCAGTAGAGAAGCACGATAAACCCATAGCCAAGACCACTAAAGGTAAGGGTCGGCATTATCAGTCAGTAGAAGAAGGTGCAGGAATGACCGAAGTTGGTCGTAAAGCGTATAACGCAAAGAATGGAAGTGATTTAAAAGCACCCCAATCAAGTGGCCCAAGACACGATAGTTTTTGTGCAAGGTCAGCAGGATGGAATGGGGAACGAGGAAAAGCGGCAAGAGCAAGGTGGAAATGTTAATGAGCGGACTATACGAAAATATCCATAAAAAGAGGGCTAGGATCAAGGCTGGTTCAGGCGAAAAGATGGCTACAAAGGCTTCTGAAGGCCGCCCATCAGCACAAGACTTTAAAGATGCCGCTAAGACTGCTAAGCCTACACGCAGAGAAACAATTGAATCTAAGATGAAGGATATGTAATGGTTAAGATGATTCCACCCACCCCTATGAGCCGCAAGTATAAAAAAGAAGATGCAATGCTACGCCCTCATGTCGAATCCACGCTAGAGAAGAACCAGCGTGAACGATTAGAGCGTAGATCCGCTATTGCTGACAAACTCAAAGACTTGGATAAAGAAGTCAAGTAAGTTGCAGTAAAGCAACAAAGGCAGTAGAATTAACTTATCTTAATCAACCACTTGGATAAGGTATGGATTCTAAAGTAGATCAAACTAGAAAAAAGACAGGCGGTCGCTCTGTGGGTACGCCTAATAAGTCCACAGCACTCGCTAGAGAAGCGATCGCTAAGTTCGTGGATGGGAATAGCCACAAGCTACAAGAATGGCTTGATGACATCGCTACGAATGAAAAGCTAGGGCCAAAGGTAGCCTTTGATTGCTTTATGCAAGTAGCTGAATACCATGTCCCTAAACTAGCTAGAACAGAACAAGTCGGTGATGCTACAGCACCTATAACTCACATCTACAAATGGCAAGATGACTGAGGTAGTCCATGAGTTTGAATACAAGGCACGGACAGCATTTAAAGACTTCCATAACAGGAAACAACGCTGGGCTGTCCTAGTCTGTCACCGAAGGGCTGGCAAGACTGTAGCTAGTATTAATGACCTGATACGCAGGGCTATAAAAGAAGAAAAGCCTGATGGCAGGTACTTTTACCTATGTCCACTTTACTCACAGGCTAAGTCAGTAGCTTGGGACTATTTGCTCCGCTTCTCTGCACCTGCACTAGCTAAAGCCAATCAATCAGAATTGTGGGTACAACTACATAACGGGGCTAAGATTCGCCTATTTGGTGCTGATTCTCCTGACAGCTTGCGTGGTAACTACATTGACGGCATCGTAATGGATGAGTATGCCGATATGAAACCCCGTGTTTGGGGTGAGATTATCAGGCCAGCACTTGCAGACAGGGGTGGGTATGCCGTATTTATTGGGACACCCCGTGGGCATAATAGCTTTTACGACATCTACAAAGGTGCTGAGAACAATCCCGATTGGTACTCCAAGACACTCAGGGCAGACCAATCAGGACTACTTCCACAGGCTGAATTAGAAGATGCCCAGCGTATGATGTCCGCAAATCAATACGAAGCTGAGTTCTTATGCTCATTTGAAGCGGCTATTCTTGGTGCGTTCTATGGTCAAGAAATGCGTAGAATCACGGACTTAGAGCGTATTACGATTGTTGACTACGACCCGATGTTTTCTTGTCATACCGCTTGGGACTTGGGATTCAATGATAGCACTAGCATTTGGTGGTTTCAGGTGGTGTACGGTGAGATACGGGTACTCGATCACCACTCCAGTAACGGTCAATCCATACCTTATTATGTCGGTTTATTATCTCAAAAAGAAGATGAATTTGGGTACAAATATGGCTACCATTACCTGCCGCATGACGCTAGAGCAAAAACACTAGCTAGTGGCGGTAAGAGCATAATCGAACAAATTTCTGCAAAAATCGACATAAAACACCTAAAAATTGTTCCAAACCTGTCATTACAGGATGGAATACAAGCAACACGACTTGCATTAACACGCACTTGGTTTGATAATAGATGTGAAGAAGGAATTGAATGTTTGCGTCAATATCAACGAGAGTGGGATGATGATAAAAAGATATTTAGGGATCGCCCAAAGCACGATTGGACAAGCCACTCAGCAGATGCGTTCCGCTATCTCAGCATTGTATGGAAAGATGAGGACAGCCCTATCCTCAAAGATTCAAGAGTTAAAGGACTTCATGTCGGGCAAACGGATGTCACGCTGAACGAGATGTGGAAAGAAACCCCTAAAATTACAAACCGCAGGATATAAAGA